CAAATTAAAAGATGGAGATATAGAACCTAGTGAAAGTGATAAAAAATGGGGATACACTGGTCCTGATGGTAAAGTTACTGGAACAGAATACAGTGATCCAAAATCAGAGTACAATACCGTAGGTGCTGGAAAAGGTCGTGGAGCTTGGGATCCAAAAGGTGGATCTGATGGAAAAGGTGGATATAGTGAAGCTATATTTACAGATAAAGAATTATCAGACGCTAAAAAACAAGTTGATCTTAAAACTAAAATAGATCAAGTAAAAGGCGGTGAAACTTGGAAAAACTCTAAATATAATAAAAATCCTAAATTAGGTTTCAACGAAGACGGTCAAGCTACATATAATTCAAGAGGAGACAAAATGTTTTTAGGCGATGAAGATGTAACAAAAGAATACTACGAAAACCATAATAAAGCAGGTGGTAAAAACCAAACTTTTGGCAACAAGCTAGATTATGCTCAAGAAGCTTTAGATTATGCTGGTTTAGCTACTGGTGTTGGTGCTATACCAGACTTATTTAATTCTGCAATATCTGGCGTAAGAGGAGCTGTTGATTATGCTTCAGGTGGAGATAATTATAAACAACATTTTAAAGATTCTGGAAGAAGAGCATTATACGCGGCGCCTTTAGTAGGTGATAGCATGATGCTTGCTAACAAAGCTAATAAGTTTTCTAAGCTTAATAATAAGTATAATATTGGTAGAAATATATTAAAAAATCCTACTTTAAATAAAGCTATTAATACAACTAGTAAAGGAACTAAAAAAAGACCTTCAGGAGAACAATTGTTATCATTTGGCGAAGGTGCTTTTACCAACGCTGCTAGAGGATTTGGTAATTTTGCTTTTAGAAAAAACAAAAACACAAAAATTAATAGCATGGCACAAAACTTTCTTAAAAACAAAGGTTTTGGTGATAAGTTTTCTAAGCTTGGCGCAGAGCAACTTGGTAAACTTACAAGCGCAAAAGGTTTAGAAAAATTAACTGTTCCAGGAGCAGACGCTAGTATAGATTCTATTCAAAATGCTTTTACAGGAATAGATACATCTAAAATTGCACAAGGTGGTTTTGCCCCACAACAAGATCAGTTTACAAAACCTGAATCAAAAAAAGTTGCAAAAAAAGTAGATACTAATCCAGAAAATGCTAGTAGTATTATTGAACAAAACAACTCTAAAAGTAATATTGAAACAACTTAAATATGGCGTTTAAATTAAAACCACCATTTGAAAAACACTCTCCTATATACGAAAGAGAATTAGAAGAAGGTTGCATGGGTAAAGGAAATAAAAACGGTACTATTTTAATAGCTCCAGACTTACCTAAAGACGCAGAGCTTAGTGTTATTGATCACGAAGAAGTACATGTGGATCAAGTAAGACGTGGAGACTTAGATTATGATAATGAAAATGTTTATTGGAAAGGTAAAACATATTCTAGAGACGAAATGAAAGAAGGTAATCCTAACTTACCTTGGGAAAAAGAAGCTTACAGTAAAACAGATCCACACGATAAATACTAATGAGTAAAAAAAAATTTAACGAAACAAAAGTCGGACAGTTTTTATCAAAAGCTGCTCCAGGTATTCTAGGTACTGTAGGTGAAGTATTACCAGATAGAGGTGTATTAGGTTTAGTAAAAAACTTAATACATAAAGATCCTGCGTTACCAGTAGAAGATAAAGAAAAAGCATTAAAACTATTAGAACAAGATATGGTAGAAATGCAAGAGATATCAAAGCGCTGGGAAAGCGATATGAAGTCAGATAGTTGGCTTAGTAAAAACACGCGTCCTATTTCTTTGATATTTTTATCTGTAATGACTATAGCTTTTATATGGGTTGATAGCCATGAATCTATATCATTTACAGTTGAACAAGAGTGGATAAGTTTATTAAAAACCTTAACTACAACGGTTTACGTAGCGTATTTTGGTTCGCGAGGAGCGGAAAAATTTAAAACTATAAGTAATAATAATAATAAGTAAAACAATTAATAACAATTAAATTAAATCAAATGAGTAAAAAAGTAGAAAAAAAAGACAACGTTAGTAAAGCTATCACTAAAAAAGAATTAGAAAGTATTACTATAAATCAAACAGGAGTTCAAAAAATCTTACTAGATTTAGGTTCATTAGAAGCTCAAAAAAGTGAAGTAATAAAAGAATACGAAAAGTATAGTGTAACTTTAGAACAAATCAAAACTAAATTAGAAGAAAAATACGGTCAAGTAAATATTAATCTAAGAGACGGAACTTATACAGAAATAGAGAAAAAAGAAGAAGTAAAGTAAAATGGACTCTATTATAAGAAAGATAAGCATAGGCGCGGACTATAAAAACGAAGCAATGCATTATTCTGTAGGCCAACCTGTTTATGGTGGTCATACAATACATGCTATTACTTTAGACGTATCTGATGAATCTTACAATATTTATATTAAAAAGAACAGCGAAATATTGCCATGGAAGAAGTTTAATTCTAACATGGCTATATCCGTTGAGTATGATTTAGAATATTAATGAACAGTATATATGACTTTATCGTAACACCTAAAAATGGTAGATACGATAATGAAATAAGTATAGGTGATAAAAAAATTATTGTTAATACAAATATTCAAGATCATAAGCTAGTTAGCAGAAATGCTATTGTAGTTTCAGTTCCTTTAGCTTATAAATCTAAAATAAAAAAAGGTGATGAAGTAATCATACATCATAATATATTTAGAAGATGGTATGATATAAAAGGTAAAGAAAGAAACAGTGGTCAATATTTTAAAGAACATTTGTATTTTTGTAAACCTGACCAAATTTATTTATATAAAAAAGATAATGAATGGACATCTATAATGGATAGATGTTTTGTAATGCCTATTAAAAATAATAACTATATAACTTCTGATATTGAAGAAAAGTGTATTGGTATATTAAAAATAGGTAATAGTTCGTTAGAAGCGCTAGGAATCAATACTGGAGACCTAGTTGGCTATAGAAAAAATAGAGAATGGGAGTTTGTAGTAGATGGCAAGCGAGTTTATTGTATGAAATCAAATGATATTATTATAAAATATGAATACAAAGGAGACGAAGTCGAGTATAATCCAAGCTGGGCAAGTAGCAGTTGAAGAATTAATCAAAGTTGCTAAAGAACCAATTATAGATTATGGACCAGATATATCAGCTGACCGTTTAAAAAACGCGGCAGCTACAAAAAAATTAGCTATATTTGATGCTTTTGAAATTCTTACTAGAATACAAGAAGAGCAAGATATGTTAGATGAAAAACCTAAAGAAGTTAAAAAGCAAAGTAATTTTAAAGGTTTTGCAGAAGGAAGATCTAAGTAATGTACAAGCAGCAACTATATAAAATATTAACTAATTATGTTAAGCCTAAAATTCTTAAACGAATGAATAGGTATAAAAAATGGGAGTATGGATATAACGAAGATCATGACATGGTTGTTATATCTAAGACTGGACAGATTGGAGAAATATACGAAATACAAAATCTTAAAATAGCTTTACCTAAAGCTGACAATGTTTATAAATTTAAAGAAAACAAGTGGACTAGATTTGATTATCCTAAATCATTGAAAAGAATTAAAACTGTTTTTGATTGGAGAGAATATCCAGAAGATTTTAAAGAAACATATTACGATTATATTGACGAAGAGTTTAAAAGACGTGAAGAAGGTTTTTGGTATATAAATAAAGATATACCTACATATTTAACTGGTACTCATTATATGTATTTGCAATGGTCAAAAATTGATGTTGGCCAACCAGATTTTAGAGAATCAAATAGATTATTTTTTATATTTTGGGATGCTTGTAGAGCAGATTACAGAAGTTACGGTATGTGTTATTTAAAAAATAGACGTTCTGGTTTTTCATTTATGGCTTCTGGTGAATGTGTTAATATGGCAACAATATCTACAGATGCTAGGTTTGGTATATTATCTAAGTCAGGTGCTGATGCTAAAAAAATGTTTACAGACAAAGTTGTACCAATATCAGTTAATTATCCGTTTTTCTTTAAACCGATACAAGACGGTATGGATCGACCAAAAACAGAATTAGCGTACAGAGTACCTGCTTCAAAATTTACACGTCGATCTATTACAGCTACAGATAAACCTGAAGATTTAACAGGACTAGATACAACTATTGATTGGAAAAATACAGGTGACAACGCTTATGATGGTGAAAAACTAAGATTACTAGTACACGATGAAAGTGGTAAGTGGGAAAGACCAAATAACATATTGAATAACTGGCGAGTAACAAAAACTACATTAAGACTAGGTAGTAGAGTTATTGGCAAGTGTATGATGGGATCAACGTCAAACGCTTTAGATAAAGGTGGTAGAAATTTTAAAAAATTATATGATGACTCAGACGTTACAAAAAGAAATGCAAATGGACAAACACGTTCAGGACTCTATTCTTTGTTCATACCTATGGAATGGAATTACGAGGGATACATTGATTCTTATGGCTATCCTGTCTTCGAGACCCCATCAGATAAAGTGTATGGACCTCATGGAACGCCAATCAAAATTGGGGTTATTGAATACTGGGAAAATGAGGTAGAAGGTCTTAAAGAAGACCAAGACGGGTTAAATGAATTTTATAGACAATTTCCACGTACAACTAAACATGCTTTTAGAGACGAGTCTAAAATGTCTTTATTTAATCTAACTAAAATATACCAACAAATAGATTACAATGAAGATCTTAGACATAAAAATTTATTAACTAAAGGTAATTTTCAATGGGAAAAAGGTATAACAGATACAAGAGTTATATTCTCACCTAATACCAACGGAAGATTTTTAATAAGTTGGGTTCCAGAATTAAATCTTCAAAATAGATGGATAGAAAAAAATGGAATTAAATATCCAGGTAACGAGCATGTAGGTGCTTTTGGTTGTGATAGTTATGATATATCAGGAACAGTTGATAAAAGAGGTTCTAACGGAGCTTTACATGGTTTAACTAAATTCAGTATGGAAAATGCTCCTGCTGATCATTTCTTTTTAGAATATATAGCTAGACCACAAACAGCTGAAATATTTTTTGAAGACGTATTAATGGCCTGCGTGTTTTATGGTATGCCAATATTATGTGAAAATAACAAACCAAGATTACTTTACCATTTTAAACGTAGAGGTTACAGAGGGTTTTCTATGAACAGACCTGATAAAAAATATAGTAAATTATCAGTAACAGAAAGAGAAATTGGTGGAATACCTAACTCAAGTCAAGATATAATACAAGCACACGCGGCAGCAATAGAAACATATGTTGAAAATGCAATTGGATTTAATGGTGATTCGTATGGTGATATGTATTTTCAAAAAACACTAGAAGATTGGGCTGCTTTTAATATTAATAACAGAACAACACATGATGCTTCTATTAGTTCAGGTCTCGCTTTAATGGCTTGTAATAAAAATAGATATGCTCCGGTAAACAGAATAAAGAGAAAAAAAATGGATCTTGGTATCAAGACCTATGATAACAAAGGACTACTTTCAAAAATAATTAAATAAATGAATACATACGCAAATCCAAATAGCGCATTTCCAAGCCAAACGGTTCCAGATGCTGAAAAAGCTTCCGAAGAATACGGAAGAAAAGTGGCACAAGCTATAGAAAGCGAGTGGTGGAGACAAGGTGGTAATGGCACTAGGTTTGCTAGTTCATTTAATAGATTTCATACTTTAAGGTTGTATGCTCGTGGAGAACAACCTGTACAAAAATATAAAGACGAACTTGCTATTAATGGTGATATGTCTTATTTAAATTTAGACTGGAAACCAGTTCCGGTTATCTCTAAGTTTGTAGATATTGTTTCTAATGGTATGAACAATAAAAATTACGAGATCAAAGCTTTTGCTCAAGATCCAGTATCATTAAAGAAAAGAACTGATTACGCTACAGCTATATTACAAGATATGGCAGCTAAACCTTATCTTGATGAATTAAAAGGTACGTTAGGCGTTAATGAGTTTCAAACAGATC